GACAAATCGTTCACAGCGATCAAGGGTAAGTTAGCATGGTTTCGCCAGTCATGTAAGCCTCCTCTCCTCACGCACCACACTTTCGAGAAATGCCGACAAATCATCGTCGATGAGCGCGCGTTGTTCACGGACATCGAAACTGTCGCCCAAAAAGCGGCCGTTCAGCGCAATCGTCTGCATGACAGTTTGAAGAATTGGGTCAGCACACCGTTGGCCTTCATCCCTCCAGAAATGGACGGAGCCATCTTCACTGAGTATGCCACGATATCCGATGGTTGTGTTGGCCCGCGCACATACCCACCGGTCGAGAAGCCAAATTCTTGGCGTCCGCCGGTGGAGCACATAACAGTCACGTCCCATTTCTCGTTTGGGATGACGCTGTTCGCTGAGCACATATGGATCCCGCGAACCATGAGCTCGTACAATGCGCAAGATGGCATGTTGATGAGGCAGTTGCTACCTCCTCGCAGCACGCCAGAGTTACGCCTCTCTTCCTACCGCGCCGGACTTGATGTCCTGGTTAGCGATTGGTCTGGTGTCATTGTCCCTGATGCCACACTGGAGGAAAAGCGTGAAACCTTCCTGAAGAAATACCCCGCGAAACGACGGCAGTGCATCGTTGCGTGGGCCCCGTCCTTGGATAAGGCGGGATACCGTGATGACCGGGCGATTGCCGAGGTCAAACGGGAGTGGCTCTTCAGGAAGCCGGACGGCAAGAACAATCCGCGCATCATTTCCACGCACCACGAATCACAATTGTTGTTCATGGGACCCGAAACCTACCACGAGTTCAAGCACCGCAAGGTGGCATTGTTCGGTGGTTTGGACTGGGTCTCAAAGAAGCACATCATCGTTGGTGGAATGGACGCAGTCAAAATCGGCGACATCGTTACGTTTAACGAAAATCGTGGCTGGTTTAGCTGTGAGAGTGATGGCTCGCGTTGGGACGGCCGAACGGAGAGTGAGGGGCTCGATGTTGAGATTGAGGTCTGGAAGGGTGTTGGCATGGTTGAGGACATTGCTGACAAACTTGCGCTCAACATCGACACAAAGGGGCGCTGCCGCGCTGGGGGTTCTTACAAGTCTAAGGGCAAGCGTGATTCGGGAACGATCAACACCAGCGACGGCAATGGTGCAGAGGGACACCTCATCGATGCAGGATATCTATCCTCTCTTCCGTTGATTAACGAAGAGGCAATCGCTGAGTATGAGTCCGGATTGACTGACGAGGAATTGCCAGATTACGACGTCAGTGATTGGGTCATCGACGACCCAGACATGTTTCCCGATGAGGA